GGCAATTCCCTGCTTAATGTATCCAGCCACGTAGCCCGCGCTCTTGAGCCAGCTATCAATATAGTTCATGGCCGTATTGACCCGGTTGAGATCAGAGTCGTTGTATGTCCCACGGTCGTTCAGGGCGTCCACATCGGCCTGTGTTCGGTCGGTACCCATGGGGATGATGTAATAGCTGGCCGTGGTAGTCAGCCCCGCCCCGTCCTTGGCAACGACCGTGACGTTGTTCTCCCCAACCTCAAGATTCAGGAGGAAGGAAAATCGTCCATCCGGCCCAACGGTCGGGTGTCCCGCCACCGCCCCGTTGTCCATCACGGTCATGGTCACCGGAGGAGCGGTGGCATCGTTGGTTTGCCCCGTGATGGTAACCGTATAGGGATCCACCACTACCTCCTCGAAGGACAGCAACGCGGACAGCGCTGGCGGTACGGTATCTACAATGTAGTTTGCCTCCATCGTAGCTGTGTTCCCATCGTTGTCGCTGATGCCCGCCTGGACGGTGTGCGGCCCCTCCGCCAGAGCAGCCCCTGGCGTATAGGTGATGGTATACGTCCCGCCTGCGCCCGCCGTGACGGACACCTGCTCCGCCGGAACTGCCTTCCCGTCCAGCTTCACCATGGCGCTGTCCGGGTCGATACCGGAGCCGCCGTCGTTGTCCTGGGCGGTCCACGTCACCGCAGGCGTGTTGGTGGTCACATAGCCCGCCTCTGGGGATACCAGGGTCAGGATGGGCGGGATGGTCTCCCGCACCACCAACCGGAGGCCCGGCAGATTGTCCCCGTCTGTAGTCACCACCACGCCGCTGTCGTTGGTAGCCTCTACCGTTACGTCGTAATACCCATCCGGCTGACCGCCGGAGAATGTGTCCGGCGTGATAGTCGTCTGATAGGCTCTGGCGTCTTCGTTGTAGGTCAGCATGTACCACTGACCATTGAACTGCGCCCGCACCTGAGTAATCGCCACGCACTACACCTCCCCAGCCTGGACCTCGCCACTGTGCCAGAGGTCCTCCCGCTCTCCGACCTGGGCGTCGATGACTACGACAGACAGGACGGTGGGTAGCCCGACTGATACGGGGTTGGGTGCAAAGCTGGCCGAAATAACCAGCGGCGTCCATGTTTCGGACATACTCACCCCTCCTTATCCCAATAGATAACGGCACAGCCCTGCGCCCCTGCCGCTCCGGGTTTCCCCGGCTCTGGCTCGACGAGCACCTTAAATGTAACCGAACCGCCGCCCGGCCAGGTGTTGTGCTTATACACGCCATAGCCTGGAGCTCCACCCTTTCCTCCGGCTCCGCCATCTCCGCTGCCTGGCTTAGGTGATGCTACGCCGGTGCGGGCGTATGATTCGCCGCTGGCTACATCAGAGTAACCCTGTGGGTATGTATTACCGTTTGCGCTAGAGTAAGGGCCAAAAATGGTATTAAAACCATCAAAAGACACCTCAAATGACTGTTGTGGATTGATGTCGATGGTAGCTGTCCACACCTTTCCACCCACGCCGTCCGAACCATCTGCGCCGTATTCACCACGCTCACTATCTCCATATCCGTCTTCCGATTCCTGCCTGCCCATGGTGCCAGGCTCTCCATGGCCTCCGCCCTCCCCCTTGCCTACCAGGATAATCCGTAGCTGTGTGGCCCCGGCTGGTGCTGTCCACACGCCGCTGGAGGTGATCACCTCCATGCCATCATAAAGGAAGATTCCATCAGCCTGGAGCAGCACACTGGAGCAATTGCGGAGGACTCCATCCTGGAGAGATAAGTCCTGCTGTATTCTGCGGCCCGTGGTTGCGGTGCTCTCATTCAACCAGACCGTATCCACATCCCCAATTTCAGAGGCCGGGTCTCCACGGCCTACAATCTCTAGTTTGTTCCCACCGTAGGTGGACAGGATTGCCCGCGCAGCAGTCAGCGCCTGGGATTGCGTCTTAATAAACGGATTTTGGATGGATTTTGTCTCGTTGGAGGCAGTGGAGTTCCCGGATACCACATACTGGGTGTCGTTCCCATCGTTCAGCGTAAAAAACAAGGCGGCAATATCGGCGTTGGCTTTCATGGTCGGATAATCAATTAAGTTGTCCAGGGTGATTTTACTCCCCTGGTTCCACATGGGTTCGGCGGTCAGGTATCCGGTCTCTGCGTCCGCCCTGGGCCACGTACCCGTCGCCATGCAGACATATCTCAATATATCCCCGCATGTCATACCAACCACATCGTCAGCCACGCGGACGCTTGCCTCCGCGCTTGCGTAGTTTGGGTCTACCGCGTACATGCCCGCGAAATTTTCTCCCATCTGGGCCACTAGGGCGGAAATCCAGCCAGACAGGGTGGTAGGCAGGATGGACGGCGGGATAAACTCACGATCAGCCAAAAGGCCAACAATATCGACCAGATCCCACTGCATGGTCAGGCCGTTGTCGCCGGTTTTCCAGCCGCCGGAGTACTGATAAAACACGCCGGCTGGCTTGTACTCTACCGTGTCGTCCGAAAGCCGTACTCCTATAGAGACCGGGATGCCCTGGCGCTCTTCGATGGATTGGAATACGCCATTTTTGCTTCGCGGCTCAAAGCGGCGGCTCAAGTTGTCCATTTTGATGGTACATGTGCCATACGGTAGTGTCATACAGGATACGTCCCCCTGGTGCTTAAGAGAAAACACGGCAATCTCATTTCCCGTCCACTTCTCATACAGGCCCGGGATAATTTCAGGTATCCGTATACGGCGGTTTTCTTTCGACCATTTGGTCACCGTCACCCGAATAGCGTCCGGGTTGTTAACGGTGAATCCGTCCAATGCAATGCTGGACGCAGTATTGCCGGTCACTGTCTTGGTGTAGTAGGCCGTTCTGCCCTGCATGACCTCCACAGTAAAGTCGGCGGGCACTCCGTCCCAATCCGCTGATGGGAAGTAGATGGAGCACGCCTGAAGGATGGAGACATTGGAAAAATGCTCCTCTACCCACACCGCTGGGGAAAACACCCCATCCGCGCCGGACAGGGTATCCCCCAGGAAGCCGATATGATCGGCCCCATGGAGTGGAAACAGCTTGAACTGCCCGTTGAGTGCCCAGCGGTTAGCCTCAAGCGTAGCGTATGGAACAATCTCCATCTCCTTGTCGTGAATTTGCTCCGACTTGCATACGTTAGCCATGCCGGAGCTGGATACTGTGCCATAGGTAATATCCGGGTCAATAATATCTATGACTGCTTGTAAATAGATCCGTCTGGTGTCGCCCACAATCGCTGCCTGATACGCTGTGGTCGAACTAATCACTGGGTTTCACCTCCCTTAGTTCTACCGAGAAATCACCCCACATTGGGACGGGAACAAGGGTTTCTATTGGCTCTCCATCTTCGTCAACAATTTCACCCATAACTTGACGGCTCCACATAAATTTTGGATAGGTCAGCTCTGTTACCATGAATTTTGATGTGATCATCTGTTCAGAGTGCGGGGGAAGGAATAAACATGTAATGGCCTGTCCTCTCCCTTTTTCGCATGCGGAAAGCACGGAGTTCCTCATTTGATCCGTGAAATATCCATATTGGTAGCGCAAAACCCATACATTCCCGCGCAGTTCTCTTACAATCCTGCCGGTGACCATCTCCACATCTACGGAAAGCGGTTTTAACTCTGCGATATAGCCGCCCTTTTGGCTTTCCGGCAAGGTAACTGGTGTGCCTGTGGTATCCAATACAAGTTGATTCACGTGTTTTCACCGCCTTACGTTGGGTGGAGAATTGGCGTACCGTTTGCCTTTGCGTAGTTAGACAGGGGGCCAAGCAGATAGGAGGCGAATTTGGTGCCGTCAGGCATCATTAGATTAACTGTAATACTCCCTCCAGACATCCCTGCTCCCTGCACAGATGCTGAAACTCCGTTGACCATACCAGCGGACGCCACACCCAACCCGGACGACGCAAAGTCCACGCTTGCGGTGCCGAAGTCCATACCACCCTCGATATCCCGGCGGATACGGTCATATTCATTGTCCCAGCCCTGTCCAAGACCAAGAGCCATGTTTTTGCCCATGTCGGCAAACACCGTAGAGGGAGAGTGGATTCCAAGGAAGTCCTTCACACCGTCCACAATGCCGGAAAAGAACCCTGTAACCTTGTCGTAAATCCATCCAGCCATTTCCTGGATGCCCTTCCAGATCCCCTCCACAATGCTCTTGCCCACGTCAACAATGCCGCCAATCAGCGCCCCGATGCCCTCCACAATGGCGCTGATGATCTGGGGAAGAGCGGCCACCAGCGCGGGAATATTGGAAAGGATGCCTTCAATAAATTTCTGGAGCAGCGAAACGCCGGACTGGATGATTTTGGGTAGCGCCCTGGCAATGCCCGTCGTTATTGCGCTGATGATTTGCGGGATGGATGCGACAAGATCCGGAATTGCGCCGATGATGCCGGAAACTAGGTTTAAAAGGATGTTGATTCCCGATTCAATAATCGTCGGGAGGTTGTCCGTGATGAACTGGACAAAGGCGGTGATGATTTCCGGTAGGGCCGCAGTCATTTCCGGTATGGCCCCGAGGATGCCGTTCACGAGATTGTTCAGCAGTTCCGCACCCTTGTCAAGAACCGTTGGGAGCTGCTCTGTGATGTAATTCAGAAATTGTGTGATGATTTCTGGAATGCGGGACACCATATCGGGCAGACCCGTCTCAATACCGGTGGTCAACTGATCAAGAAGCTGCACTCCCACATTTAGGATTTGTGGAAGCGCCTCTGATATGCTTGTGATCATCGTATCAATAATCCCCGGAACTGCTGCCACCAGTTGCGGAAGAGCACTGACGAGCCCTGTCACAAGTCCAACAAGTAGTTGCGCCCCGCCGTTCACGATGGACGGGAGGACGGAAGCAATGAGCGTTGGTACCTCTGCCGCAAGAATGGGAGCCAATTGCTCAATAGCTGTCCCCATACCAGACAAAATCTGTGTGATACGAGGGACAACATTCCCCGCCACTGTCTCAGCGCTTGTCACAAAATTCCCGATCAGTGTATCAAGATCGGCGTTTTCGTCCGCAATGCCTGTTATAAGGTTTGTCCACGCCGATTTTGCCGAGGCAACACTGCCCTCAATGGTGCTGGCCGCCTCCGCCGCTGTGGTGCCCGTAACCCCCATGTTGGTCTGCACAACATGGATGGCCTCAATGATTTTGTCAAATGACACTTCATTGATATTGTTGGCCGTGGCGACAAACGCATCGCCCAAAACCCCAGAATCGTTAATAAGCCGGGCCATCTCTTCCTGAGTACCACCATAGCCTAACTTTAGGTTATCCAACATGGTATAGTTCTGCTTGGCAAACCCTTGATAGGCGTTCTGGATCATCTGCATGCTTGTGCCCATCTTGTTAGCGTTGTCGGACATGTCAGTGATGGCCTGGTTCGCCACCTCCGCCGCCTTTGCGGTATCACCACCTAAACCTTGCAGGAGTGAGGCGGAAAAGCTAGTCACGGTGTCCATGTACTCATTTGCCGACATGCCTGCCGTTTTGTAGGCGTTATCGGCGTACTGCTGAACAATATCAGCCGACTGCTTAAACAGCGTCTCAACGCCACCCACAAGCTGCTCATATTCAGCGTATTGTTCAAGCGAACTTTTTGTAAGAAATGCAACACCAGATGCAGCAGCAGTCAAAGCGGCCGCTCCAACCTTTGCCGCTGTTGCAAGGCCATTTTTCAGCTTATCCGCAAAGGACGACGTTTTCCCGCTGGCGTCGTCCAGACCCTTTTCATAGTCGCTGGTATCCAGGCTGATTTTTGCGAACAAATCAAATAGGTTCATCGGTGCCGCCTCCTTTCACGGCACCGCTTAGCCCTTCCCCATCAACGCTTAGACAGAGGCGATTTTTTGTTTCATGTGTGCAATTACTTCTTTCGGTGTTCTGGTTTCCTCCGGTTTAGGGCTTTCAATGTCCAGGTATCTGACCTTAATATAAGAACCGCCAGCGTATTTCGCCGTATTCTCGCCGATGATTTTCAAGGCATCCGTCACATACACCCGGTACGCCTGTTCCTTTGCCGCTTGATTGATGAGGGCAGGGAGCGACGCAAGAATAGCCCTCGCTCCCATGCCCCGAACGGCCAGCAGGGCAAGGATTACTCGCTCTCGTCCTCCTGCCAAAACGATTTGAAAAAATCCATCAGCTCCTTGTCCTTGAATAGCTCGCCTACCTGCTTAAGTGTGTCAATAAACTTCTGTTTCCTAATTTGTTCTGCTGTGGTTTCATTAAGGATTGAAAGCACACAGAACACATCCGACCGGTGGTCTTTTAGCAGAATAGGAGTCAGCTGAGCGTATTTGTTGGCTGCGAAGATGTACAGCTCAGCAACACTTTTCCCCTTGCTGTCAAACTTGATTGCAAGCTCATCCAAAAGGTCCTTGTCGCCCGTAATATTTGCGATATACGGCGTGATCTCGCAAAGGACATCCGCCGCCCGCTCGGTGCTCAGTTCAGAAATTTTCATCAAGCGCCCTCCAACGTAGCGTTACGGAAATTCAGAGTGAACAGGTCTCTCCCATCCACATTCACCGCAAATGTATCGCTTTGTTTCGACACTCGGAAAATAAGTTCCGGGTCAAACGCGATATTCGTCTTATCAGGAGAGGCCGTTCCGTTCTTTTTTAGCGTCATCTTCTGCCCTGTTACCGTCAGCTTCAGCGGAATATAATTTCCGCTCTGTTCTTCTTCAATAGAAGAAAAATCTGTAAAATTGTCAACATGCTTCAGCGTGCCCGTTACGTTTCCGCTTCCATCAATCTTTGTGTCAGCAGAGATCAGGTCGGAAACTGTCTTTCCCAACACTGTGTTCCCCTGCTCCATTACATTTGCACTGATGGTTGGCCCGGCGCTGTAAAACTCCATGGGCATGGTGTCCTGTGCGTCGATGGACACATGACCCGTCAGTTCCACGGAGACCTGACCCTTACCGTTCTTCGTGGTCTGTAGGGTAAATCCGCCGGTGGACAGTGCGTTTTTTAGGCACACGGCCACCATGCCGCCGTCCGCCCGGTCGCCTACCCACCACAGGTCGGAGAAGTCTGTCTGCTTGAGGTCACGCCGGGGCACAATCTTATTTCCAGTCACGTCAGCCGCTCCCAGCGACAGCCGAATGGATTCCGGGGACGTGCCCAGGGAGGTAAAGGACATCATGCACTCCCACCCGTCCAGGTGCTTCAGCTCCATCATGTTGGTAGGACAGTTGTCCACATCCTCGCCCATGTCGGAGTAGGTTGGGACGCAGGACACATTGATGCCGCCAGTGGTGGGACAGATAATATCCTCGTCCTCGGGCTCCGTGGGAGTGTCAGGGGTAAATGCCTTTAAAATGACACCCGCGTCAAGCTGGATTTGCTCAAATGTATCCTGCGGGATTTTTGTAAATTTGCCCATGTAGGCCTCCTTTCAGCTGAATGTCAGATATTCAGCGGTAATGTTAATGTAGCGGCGTTTGATTGCCGGCTCGTCCTGGTACACAAGGCTCTGACACCACGGAGACCCGCGTTTCAGCCAGATGTATCCCTCGTCGCAAGGGATATATACGCCGCCGTAGCCGATGCGCCTGGATAATTCCTGCGCCTTTTCGTCCGGGATAGCCTCGCTCTCCGTTCGGAACCACAAGTTGACCGTCAGGCCGATTTCCCCGGCGTCAAAAGCCCCGTCCGTGTACTCGTAGGTTCCGTATGGCATAACCACATCGTCAGGCACCGAGGACGCCCGGTAAAAGGTCATGAACTCGTTGAACCAAGCAAACAGGGCTTTGTTTTTTGTCATACTGCCCCCGCCTCCTGCCATGCCTTATAGATTTTCGGACCCTGTACTGCTATCCAATCCACCATTTCCTCATTAGTGGCCCACGGCCCATCAACAGAAAATGTGTTGCTTCCAAGCCCACTTTCATCAAAGAACGCATGGACTATTTCATGGCGGAGCGTTTTTTTCTCAGAGGCGGAAATGGTTTCTTTTGTCTCATGCTCCCATCCTTTGTACGTGGACATATCGCAAACCACAATTTTCTTTGTTAGCCAATCACAATACCCATCAATGCTGCGCCGCTCAAATGCTTCATCTTCGGCGTACTTCTTGATTTCGATGGTGTATTCTGTTCCGAGAACATTCACTATCATGTGGTTAGCGCCCACCTCTCCGCAGTGAAGTATTTTAGCGGCAGCGTGGAGGAACGAGGGGCCTGCTTATCCTCTGGGTTGGAGGTCACGCGGTACGTCTCCCCGGTTGTCTTGTCCTTGAATACGTCGTTGTACTCAATAGGCACAGCCTTGTCCACCAGCGCGGAGTAGAGGCTTGTCACGCCCTCCTTTTCCGCTCTCCGGGCCTCCATAGAGGTGTCCAGCGCCTGATAGTTGGTAAACTCCGCGCCATCTGTCCACTCCACGATGTACCCGCCTGCACCGTCTGGCACGCGCTTTTTTTCCATCAGCACGCATGGATGGGCAAAATCGTCTAACAAGCTCATATAATCCCTCCAATCCTCCGCCATGCGTTCAGTCGGCTTTTAAATACATCCTGCCAGCCAACGACTACACCGCTGGCGTTGGTGGCCTTGCTGTAGGAGTAGCCACCAAACGATTCCGACGTGTACGGCCCTGGGGTTCCGTTCTTTTCGTTCCAGGCCGCTATTTCCTCGCTTAGAGTAATAACAGCCTTTGGGACCGCCAGCGCCCATACAGCGCCAGTGAACGTCTCTCCGGTCATGTCTGTGGCCGGGTATTGGTGAAGCCCGTCATTGAAGACAGACCCCACCACCCTGAAATACTGTCCTGTTTGCAGAAAGGGCAGCGTGAGCCACCCGTCCTGCACCGTGAACTCTCCGGTGTGGATGCCGTCAGGCACCAGAAACCAGTTGTTCAGGCTCTGCAAAACTTCTTCCAGCATCACGCCGCCCTCCTTTTATCGTTTTGACCGGACTTTGGCCTTGCCTTGTGGCTCAAAGGTTGCCCCTGTAAAGGTAAATTTCACCACGCTGGAATCATCAACAAGCACCTCGAAGGTGTCATCCTTGCTCACCCTGAAAACAATATCTGCGTCAAACGGGATGTTTTCCTTTGTGGGAGAACCGTTTTTCTTGAATGTCATTTTGGCCCCTGTCTTGGTCAGGTGGAACGGGAAATAATACCCGCTCTGTTCCTCCGGGACGCTGCTGAACTCTGTATAGTCAGAGACATAATGGAATGTCCCAACCACAGAGCCATCAGCTTTTACCGCCAGATCATCACCGACCAAATCGGAGACCTCTTTCCCCAATAGGGTCTGACTGCTGGGGAATAGCGTTAAGGTGTCAGACCCTATTAACCCCCCACCGAAACAGTAATCTTGGCAATTCCATCCAGATACTCAGCCCACAACTTCATGCCCATAATGGCGTAGCTCTCGCCCACAGCCGTGCTGTAATTACCCTGTGCATGGAAGCCAACGAGGTTGGTTTCACCCTGCACGGTGTAATTCAGCCCAAGCCGTGCAAACTCGCTATCGTTAGGATCGACATAATAGAGGTTGATGTTCTCTACGGGAGTAGCAATCACGGTGTTCCGCGTAATGGCGGTGTTGCCGGAAACAGTAGCGGGCAGAAGGAACAGGGTGGAATATCCCATGAAGTCCTTGACGTAGTTGATGCCGAACTGAGTCTGCACAGTGATATCTGCCGCGCCCAGATAGTCATAGGCGTCCAAAATGTTGGCAAATCCCACGACAGAGGTGACGTCCTTCGCCATAGCCGCAAACTTGTTGAGAACCTCACCCTGGGCCTTCGCAAGCGCAGCCTGCCAAGTGGTTGCCGTTCCGGTGAGGGAACCAGTGTTTAGGAATGTGTAAAAGTCCCCCAACACCACGTTCTGAAGCTTGGTGAGAAAAGCGTCATCGCTCTTTTCTACGGCAATTTCTGCGCCATACTTGTCCACGTCCTCAATGGGAACAGCCTTTGCGTATTTCTTGATGGTCAAATTGTCCTTAGTAGCTTTGGTGATAGTCGCCTTGCTGTACGGAATCACTTCACCAGCGCCTACATTTCCATCCTCTAAAGTGACATCCGCTGTATAGGAGATCAGCTGAGTGCCGGGTGTCTTGCGGATTGGCCGAGTGATTCCCAGGATCGTCCGTAAAGCGATCCAGTTGTCGCCGAACCGGGTGACAAAGTCTTCTTCACGAGCCGAAACACTATTATATTCATTAGGGAGAGAGTCACGAGGGTTGCTGATGCTTTCAACTTTTGTAGCTGCCATTCATTTCAATCCTTTCATGTATTGTGATTTTCTATGAGCGCCTTCTGTCGCTCTGCCGCAGACAGTACATACCGACCATGATCGTCCTTCTTGTAAATATCCGCTTTTGTCATAGCGGTTCCGCCTCCATTTACAGGAGGCGTGGCAGTCTGTGCGCCCTGGGTGGTTGTGGTTTGGATGAAATCCGCCCACTCGTTCTTGATGCTGGCAGTGAGTGTGTCCATATCCTTAATAGCACCATGGTCATCCAACTCCACACTGTCCACATCGGACACTTTCAGCACGCTTTCCAGCCGCTTTTCGCTTACCCCGGCCTGCTTCAGGAGCGCCCGGTAAGCCGCTTCCTTGGCCGCTCTGGTCTCCTTCTTGGTCTGTTCGCTCTTGTAGCCCTCAAATTCCTCTTTGACGGCCTCATACTTGACCTTCCAGCTGTCCTTTTTACCAGCTTCAAGATCAGCCTGCGCTTTTTCCAGTTCCCTTTGGACACGGGGCAAGGCTTCCGCGTCGGCCTTGTACTTTTCAATTTCCGCATTCATTCGGTCAGCAATCGTGGTGTGCTCCTCGATGATCTGCTCGATTTTGTCATCCTCAAGGCCCAATGCTTTCAAAAATTTTCTCGTAAGTGCCATGACACTATCGTCCTTTCCTTCGGGGGCAGTCCTTCGCCCATGATAGTTTTATAAAAACCGCATTCCTTCGCGGGTTTTATAAAAAGAAAAAGCGCGGGCAGATACCGAGATTTCCTCGATATCCACCCACGCTCGGGTCTTCCGCCTCAACGCTTAGAGGCGGGAGCAATATTTATTTTTCTATATATTCTTTCAGCGCTGTTAAAATAAACTCCGTGACGCTCACGCCCGCCGTTTCCGCGGCACGTCGGATTTTTGCGCCGGTCTCCTTGTCTGGCCTTATTGTGATGCTGTCCCTTTTCCGATTGAATTTTACGCTGGCCTTCGTCTGTGCCTCACTTCCCATAGGTGTACCTCCTTTATGGGAAGTATACCACAAAGAAGTATATAAGTCAACTTATATATAATACACAAATAAGTCTACTTATATTTGTCTAATATGCGGATTGAAATATAAGTCTACTTATAGTATCATATACTCGTAAGGCAGAGATACAAAGTCTCTTACAGAAAGGAGCGAGGTGAATGAACGAAGTGAACGTGACCGAGGCGTTGCTGAAAGCAATCCTCGAACTCATTGAGAAGTGCGAAACGCTGGAAGAACTCAGGGAAAGCGTCAAGCGCATCATGAATGAGTAAAAAGTGGGGCGGCTGAGTTAACCCAAAGCCCACCGCCCCACACCACCAAAGGTGAGCCGGGAGCCTTACCCCGGCCACCTTGATTATAGCAGTGTAAGGCAGATAAATCAAGGCCACAGGCCGGGAGGGAAAGAAAATGTTGAACGGTATCATGATTGTAATTAAGGCTTATCTGTCTGAAATGGGTATTGATTGCCGGGTAAATAAAAATCAAATTCAGATAGCTGAGACAGGCACACGAGGCGGATATGATACAGTTATCACCTACTACACTAACAAGACCGCTGGTGTCAAGCTGTATATTGATTATGATTTGAGCCGGGGCATAGAAAACGAGATACTTTCCTTTTAACCCCATCCCGCCCCGGAGGTCACGATGGTACCCAATCCGCCCCCTAACCGGGGCGGGTTTCTTTTACCTCTTCCCGCTTGATATGTATAATTTTAACACCATCTTTCACGGGAATCAACTCTATTCTGTCCCCTTTTGCGAGAACGGCCTCAATGGCTTTGATTTGCCTTTCATCCATTTTTTATCTCATCCTCTATGATGTTCCTGTAAGTTTGCGCATGGTCGGCCACCGCTGGTTTGAGAAAAGGCTGTGCTGGATTTCCCGCCGTCCAGTGCCAGTTGCCTTCGTCGTCCTGGTAGGTCCATGTCGTGGGCCGTCCTCCTTCTGTATATCTGCCTGTGCCCAGTTCCACATAGGGCGCATACTCCACATTGGTTCCGATGTAAACGGTGCTTTCACCATCGTCCACTTGATGGGTGATGCTGTTACGGAGGTTGCCAGTGTCAACAGGAGTCAGGTCTTTGGCATACCCTTCCGCCTGTTCACCGCACCGCTCTAGTGCCCGTACAACGGCGTCATGCATGGCCTCCAGCACTTCGGCGCTGTAATCATTGAACACCACACCGCCCAAATCAGCCACGGCTTTTCACCCACCTTTCCCACTGTTCATAGGTCATTTCCTCCACGACCACATTTCGGCCTGTTTTGGGGTCACGGACGCGCATCTTGCGCGGCTCCGCTTCAATACCAGGTGCTTCTACCGTCCGCAGGGTGCAACGGCAGTTATAGACATTTGCAGGCTTGGCCCGTGGGTCTCCCGGATATCGTATCTTCCCCAGTTCGGAAGTAAACGGCTCGTCCCATTCCACCGTCTGCCCGTCCAGCTTCTGGTGGCTATGCCGTGTACGTCCATCCTTTGTGGCAACCCAGCGTTTTCTAACCTTGATTCCCATATCAGAAGCAGTTTTATAGCTATCCATACGTCCGGCGTTCTGCGCCCCTGTGACAGCTGTTCTAGCCGCTCTCACAGCGCTGGCGCGGTTCATCTCGCTCACCCTGGCTTGCAGGTCGGTGGCGATCTTGCCCACGCTCTTGCCCTGTAAAAGCCCGCTGGTGACGCTCTTTGTAATCTGCTTCTTGCCCCACTTGAGGTCAATGCCTCGCTTGAGAGCCCTTTTCTTCGGGTAGTAGGGCATCAGGTCAGGCTCTTCCACGATAAGCCGCTTCACAGTGGCTTCGTCCCATAGGGTAAACCCCACGTTCCCGGCCACCCGCTCGATGGTGTAAGCGGCATAGTTGCGGTTGAGTGTGTAAATTCCCGGCGTGACGTCGTTGACATAGGAAATGGCAACCTCATTAGCCTTTGTCATGCGCTCGGCAATCTTTTCCAGCAGGTCTTGATACCGTTCCCCGCGCCCGATCTGGTTAAACCGCCATCGTTTGTAATCGTCCTTCGTCCAAACCTTGCCGTTGACTTCGGTGCCGATTAAGGCTTTCATTTCCTCATCCCGCTTGCGGAAGATCTCAAAATAGGCTTTGACGGTTTCGTCCAGCTCGTCCCGCGCTTCCCGGTAAATCCGGGCAATGCGGCGCTCCAGGGCAACAAGCTCCTTATCCGTCCACTGGTGCGCCTGATCCGGTTTCGGCATTCTCCGTCACCTCGGTTTCATCTTGTGGTGGGAACTCTGGTTCTTCCTCAACCCGCTCTGTTTCCTCCGCGGCCTTGCGCTCCATCAGGGCATCGAACTGGTCGGCGTCGCCATTGATGGTCAACAGCTTCTTTGTGATATACTCGTCATCGTAGTAATCCGCACCCATTAGGATGGTCTGAGTTTCTTCCAATCTGTTGATGATCTTACTACGGGTGTAGCTCGGCTCGTCGTCAATTCCAGCAAGTTCCAAAATCCCAAGGATAAACTCCGTCACGCTGGCTTCAAAGTCATCCACTTTCAAATCCAGCGGCGTGTAGCTGGCTGCAATGGCCGTGGCCGTCTGATTGCCCGCAGATACCGCCGTGCTGTCGAATGCTTGAAAATCCTCGTACAGCTTGCGTTTGAGCATATCTATAGTGGCGCTTGTGCCGTTGAACGGAGCCTCTATGGTGTGCGGCTCGGCGCTCGCACCCTCGTCGCCCTCTCCGCCGGCGTGGACAACATGCGTAGTCCGCACGGCATCCAGAAATTTTGCGTCATCCATATCATCCATGCCGCCGCAGTTGGTGAGCACCCAATAGATCAGGTTGCCTTCATCCACATTGTTGACCATGTTGGAAGTGCACAAGTCCAGCGCGTCTATGGTGTTCCGCTTTCCCGTCAGTTCCGAAAGCGCATCCTCGCCATTTTTCAACGGAACAATTGGAAACGTCGGATAATTCTGCCCATCGTAAATTTCCGTGCCGTCTGCCGCAGAGGTGCGCATGCGCAGAATATAAGTGCACTTATCCTTCAAAACCGTCATATCTTCGCCTCTGCGCTGGATGTAGTCCGTGTAACCGTCCACCTCGTACAGCGTAGCCCGTAGGGGCTTATCATCCGCCACCTTCCAGAACCGGATGCCAGCCATCAAAGCGCCGTTTTCCTCGTCGTAGAGCGGCACAAACTCCCGCAGCTTAAACACTTCCAGATGATCGAAGTTCCAAAATCCAAAGGACACACCAGCGATAAGCGCATACTTCCCGGCCCGCACCATTTCCAGATCAAACTTTTTCCCCAGCCTGTCTTTTGTGGCAGTCCCGTGAAATGTTACGCCGTTTCCCAGCAGATAGGAAACCTCCTGCTGCACGTCAAAGCCAAAAAAGCTGCTTGCGATCTTGTGGTTGGCCGTGTACATATCCCGGCGCGCCCGGCCCTGCATGTCGTATATGATTTTTTCATAGCGGTTAATGGTCGGGTTTTCGCCATTGAAGTACAGTTCGGCATCCACCGCCATCTGATAGGCCCTGCTGCCTTTGTGTTCGTTGATCGCCCTCCAAATAAATTCCATGCGAGACTTTTCATCTTCGCCCAAGGCAAGCAAATCCTGATATGTAAGCAAAAAATCACCTCCCCCACAGCGGGATATATTGCGGCTGGCTTGCCTTACGTACCTTGTGCCGCAGAATCGTCATTACAAAATAGCGAATATCGTCCATGGCGTGGTCGTTCTCCTTGATTGCCTTGTCCTCCGTGGATTTATCGTCCCAGCGGTATAGCCCAAACTCACGGATACTGTCCTTGCAGGAGCGGTGAACTTTGATCGTCCCGTCCTGAATGTAGCGGCTGGTGGTGACGATGCCGGGAACCACATCATTGACCGCTTTTTGTACCCGGAACCGCCGATGCCGTCTGATGACCTCGATAAACGAAGCTGCCGATGGGTCAACTACTACGGATCGCACCGGCAAATCCACAGCCAGCTTCTCCAATTCCGTGTAGTATTCCTCATCTGTCTTGCTGATCTGCTCCGTCCGCCCGGAATAGTAATACTCCCGGATTCTGGTGGCGTTTTTGCCGTCCCAGCACCACAGCCCGGCGGAAAACGGGTTCAATGTGCCATAATCGCAGGAGATATAGTATTCTCCACTCTCCGGAACCTCGCCCACGATGTTGTTCTCGCCAAACATGGGGTAGATTAGTCCCTCGGCCAGTGCCCACCGCCCCAAAATATACCGGTCATAAAAAACCGTGCCCAGATACTCCCGTTTTAGGTTCTCCACAAAAGCCTCTGGGAGAAACGGGTTGTCATCAATGGTGTACGTCTGGCTAAAAATATCCGCTTTGCTGTCCAGAAACACTTTCAGCCAGTGATTTGGCCCCTGTGGATTGTACGTACCATCAAAGCATGAATACGCTTTATCCAGGCGGCTTTTCAGCAGTTCAAAGACTTCCTGGCTCCAATCTGCCACCTCGTCGCCGTAGCAGTATTTGATGGACGCGCCGCGGATTTTCGAGACCTGGGAAACCTTTTCAGCTCCAAGGCAGTAGCACTTTTCCCCAAATATCCACGCCGTATTGTCGCTGGAGATCGTGCCAACAAGAGCATCACCATAGATCGTTCGCATAGGCTCAAGCACATTCCGCTCAATGGTGGACTTGGTGACTCCAAGAATGACCGTCAGCCCGTCCTTCCCTGCGCGCTCCCGGATGCGGATTGGGATAATCCACCGAAAATCAAGGTATGTTTTCCCCGATCGAGTTGCCCCTCCCTTAAAGTTCCAGCGGCGATGCCCCTTTCGGACAAATTCAGTTTGTTTCAGACTTAACAGCATCCCTAAACTCCTTCAACAGCCCGTCCAGTTTATTCAAACTGTCGTTCCCGCTGGCTGTGTTCTTTGTGGCCTTGTCAACGATAATCCCGAAAGAAGTGGCGATTTGAGACAAACTGGCATCACTTATCTTTTCCGGGTCTGTCAGCGCCATCAGGTGGAGGTCGATCGCTTCCTGCATCTTCTCTTTGCGGGTCTCCATGAAGGCCAACATATCCAGCGCGTTCTGCTTCTTTTTTTGTTGCGCCTTTTGGGCGAATCCTTCGCAACCTAACACAACACGCTTAACGGTATCTTTGGAAACCCCATTGATTTTCGCCGTGGCGTTATAGCTCTCGGTCTCCAGATAATCAGCCACAATTTTCTTTTTTTGCCTGTCCGTCAGCCGTGCAGCCATGTCACCACCTCTCGCCTAAGTAGAGTCAAAATCATGTCAAACGCCCACTTTCTTTTAGGGCCATATATATAACCCCTACGGGGTTAATATATTGGCCCGTAAAGAAAGTACACCATCGCCGCCTACTGTCGAGCTCTGGCTCGGATACGGCCAGCCGTCACAGCCTGTTAAGCGATACACACGTGTGGGTTGATAGCCACCCCCGTCTCCTGCAACTGCGGGGCGGCATATAGCCGGTTTGGACACATCCGCCCCGGCAAGCGTACTCCGGAGAGATACGCCGCAATTCTGGTAGCCAGCTGTGGAGTCGAACCACTATCCTGCGGGTCAAAGCCGCCCGCTCTGCCATTGAGCTATCTGGCCGTTTATGTGCGCTTCCCGCTTAAATTGTCACACCCCGGTCTTGGCGGCGACATCATGATTAGCCACTCGCAGGGTAGTTTTCAGCGGGATAGCACGGTTTTGACTCTCAAAGGTTGCCATTCCACCCGGAGTCAGCCAGTTATGGCTACTGGCAGGCCGCTGGTGATTTCACTGGCAAGATACGCGACCCCGATTCGCCAGTATAGTGTCTCTCCACAGTCATTTGCCGCCCGAGGGGTGCGACCCCTCATGCCCCGAATAGTGGGGTGGTGTTCGACCGGCGGCATATTGCACACAGTAGGGGCAGCGGCGGCTGAGCCACTGCCCCCTCTGCGTAAAGGAGGAAAAGGGGGCGGAAAGAAAGTGGGAGCGCGAAGGCATACGCCCCCACGCTCCCATTTTCGCATAAATTCAGGTTGTGATTCCTCAAAAAGGAGGAATTATCAAATTCTTCTGTGAGACGATAAAGGTTTAACTACACACGGATAGTCCGTCCTTCCGAGCAAGTAATCTGTCGACACTTCGAAATAGTCAGCTATTGCCTCTAGTGCATCTGACCGAGGCTTTCTTTCTCCAAGTTCATATCTTCTGATTTGGTCAGACGATATCCCACATAAATCAGAGAGTTTATACCGGCTCAACCGGTTCCTTTCTCTTATTCGCCTCAGCCTCTCCGGGAACTCGTTCAAGGGCTATCCCTCCTCATTCTTTCCGCCCTCCCCGTCCATCAAGTCAAGAATGTACGTTTCTAAAGCAGATTCGACATTAAAACTTCTGGAAAACAGCTTCTTCTTTTTCGTCTGTCGAAAAATCGTGATTGATATGCCAACCGTATCATCAGGGACTTGGAGCTTGTACTCTTTCATTGTCCGCCCTCCCCGTCGTGGATGCTGCCGATGACTTCACTGTATACTCCCACTTCCTCCATATCAAACCAGCACAGGGTATCAATATTCGGTTCCGGGCCGCTTATATGGACAAGTTGCCAGCCCCATGTATAGCCTCCGTTTGGATTTCCAAACTCCACACGGCCCACCCATTCATAATTATTCGGTCCATCTCGGAATTTGAGAATATCGCCATCAAACACACTCTTTCTATTGCTATCGGTCAGGCCGGTGTACTCGCAGACTGTGGAGGGGTCAACATTGAATACACCGCCGCTGTCATCCGGGTCGGTTGGCGGAACATGGATGTACCACGGGGAGTAGTCGTCACCAATCTGAATGGCTGATGGATGGCGCACAAGATACCCCTCCACCCACTCTCCATTATCCAGCCGTTTGGCTTTGAAAAGGATTTCTCTCATTGGGCACCTCCGATGATCTCGTCCAGTAGGACTTCTTTACCCGGAGTCAAAGATGGAAATTTTTCTTCCCGAACACGGCCAAGCCAAAAGGCCCCGCACCATACCCCGACATATCCAAACTCTTTCTTGATGCTCTTTGCATCCTTCCACAGGCATCTGATCTCTTGCGCCACTTCCACCTCCTGCCCCGTCCAGCGGGGCTTGCGGATGATGCGGTCTGGGTGGTTGATAATTACAGCCAAATCATCCTCATTGTAGCAAGGGTTCCAGAGATCTCCCGTCTTATAATATCGCTTCCCGTCTGCTCCAATCTTGAAGGCGCCTCTATTTACCTGATTTGCGCCGAAATCGTATGTAAATTCTTCGCCTACCTCAACACCCAGCACCTGCGCAATTCTTGGTTTATTCACTTGTTGTCCTCCTCCTTGATTTTCAGGTACTTTTCGATGGCTTCGTCTAGGTTGGCCTCCCCCTTTGTGTATGGCACCCAGCAAGTGCCGTCCTCTTTCTTGTGTTGGCAATCCTCGTTCTCGTCCCAGGAGCAGCAGGGGCCTCTGTGAGCACAGTCGCAGCACATACCTTCTATGTCGTTGGTTTCCTTATGTTTTGCCGCCTCCGGCCCTCCATCCCGTTCCATACAAAACCGAATATATTCCTCGATAAACTTCATGTCATTTTCGGTGCCCTTGATTTTCCCCTTCCAGCCACAGGAGGGGCAGTAGAAGATATCTCCGCGTCCTCCATTTCCGCAGTTTCTGCCGCAGTTAGGGCACTCAGCGTCCATAAATATCAGGCTACTCATGGTCGGCCTCCTTTCTCTGGCCGTAGGAGCAGAAATCGTCTGGATCGGTTTCATCCTCCCCGATGTAATGATTCATTAGTGGGCAATATTCTGTTCCATGTTTTACGCACTCCCGGCACCTTACCACAGGCACGGCGTCGATGGTGGGCAGGCTATCAAACATCCGCTGCATGACGGCTCCAGTCACCCCATCACCACCAAAGCACTCTCGTGCATTATCCGCATCAACTAGTCTCATACTCGTCCTCCTTCTCCTTTTCCTGCTCCCTCCGTAGTGCGGCCTCGGCTTCTTTTGGGGTGTCCCCAAATACACACCCGTTGTCCATATCCTGTAACACATTGATGGCGCTTGCATAATGGGCTTTTGCCGGTTTGGGGAATCGCGCACTGCACATATACACCCATCTCGGAGGCTTGAATGGCAGCACCACGCACCGCCCTTCATCGTCGGCCTGCTTGAGTTCGCGGAGGCGGTCAGGCGTTATGCCAAGGGCTTGCCCAGCCAACTTCAAAATAGTATCCTCACTAAATGTTTGTTTGAAGTCCTCCGGCTCCAAGCCAGTCTCCTCATAGGCGGCGAGGCGGTCTGCGACTTCTCCGCTGTACTCTGTGTCGCCAATTTTGAGCCGCCATTTCCCGCCGTCAAAGTATGTCAACCGTTCCATGTCAGTCCTCCTTCTGGCCGCGCCATTTCGGCTTGCAATCAATCCCCGACCCCAGTTTACAATCCAATCGGACATACGGCCTTTTGTGTACCTCAACGGCATTGGCACAAATCTGGCAACCTTCTCCGCTGTACCACATCAGTGCCTCCATGTCGCCGACCGCCGCATCCCTCTCCCGTTTTACCCGCTTCTGCTCGGCCCGCAGCTTCTCGTTTTCGGCCTGGAGCGTACGGACGAGTTCAACCGCCTCTTTTGCTCGTTCTTCTCCGCATACAGGGGTAAAATTGCAAAGGATACCAAAGCATACTGCGTTTATATCCAGCTTCTCAATGTCCATTGTTGCCCTCCTCCGCTGGCTGCTGGAGCCACGCCAGCCACCCATAAACCTCTGCACAGGCTCCTCCACCCTCGTATTCAAGCCATCTCGCCAAATCTGCGTCGCTCATGGCCCGGATGCGGTCGGCGTTGGACAAAATTCGTCCTGGTTTGTACTGAGGGCACCAAGAAATTCTGGCCGTTGTACCGGCGTTATTGCAGTCATTTTTGCAAGTAATGCAAATCGTTTTCATGCGTTTTCCTTCCTCTTCGGCGGCCCATCAAAAGCCATCCAGTATTTGTCGTACAGATCCAGGCTAAACGGTTTGATATGCTTGCAGTATAGGTACCCGTCCTTCACGCCCTGAGCAATCTCCAAACCGCCCCATTGGAGTTGCGCTATGCCTGCTCCCTCAATGTAGATTGCGGTCTCCTGGGTGATGGATTCTAGCTCTACGCGGGTATATTGGTGTCTCATGGCGATACCTCCGGCGGGCGGCGGTAGGCAAGCCATCCTGTGCCATAGTCATCGTAAATTGCAAAGGAGGTTATATTTTCACACCCGTTTGGACCGACGATCATCCAACTCCCCTTGGCCGAATCGTTCTTTGGACAGCACCACACCGGCTCATCATCCATCTCCCGCAGCTCCTTCAGCGTCAGCGGCTCGTTCGGCTGGGCAGCTTCCGCCAGATTTTCCATTTCCGCAAATTTCTTTGAGTAGTCTGGTTTTTCCAGCGTATACCCAGCAGCAAAAATTTCCAGTAGTTGCTCCGCTGTAAAACCTGTTACGATCTGGAGCTTTGTGTACAGCTCGTCAAGCTCTCTCACTCGATTCACCCACTCGTTCGGCGGGGTGAGGGTGGGCGCAGTGCCTGTTCCGTTTCTTGCTCCGCAGCGGCGGCAGAAAATAAAATTTTCGCTGAACGTTTGCTCCCCGAAGTCCTCTCGGAACTCATGATAATCGTGGCAATTCGGGCAGATATATTGAGTTGTACCCTTTTCTGTTTCTCTACGTATCCATCCCATCCGTTTTCTCCTTCCCGTAGGGCAACCACCTACTGTTCCACTCTTTTATCGCTCCACGTTTTGTGAGCTTCCAGCCCGATCTAGGTATAGTTGATTTATAGCAGCGAGAGCAACAAACGGAGAATCGCAGTCTCCACCGTCCAACCCGTCTGACTTTGGCCTCTCCTCCACAATACGGGCAAGGTTTAATCGCCCTTCCCATCTTTCAGCGCCTCCAGTTTCTGCAATTCCTCCGCGCTCAGAATCGGCGCGCGGGCGTTCCAGGCGAGGCGAGCCATTTCTGGCGAAAAACATAAACCCGATGTCGCGCAGCAAGTACCGCATACAACTGTGTACGACCATTTCCTGCCCATACTGTCTGGCTCACACTCATAATCAACCGATATGTATGCTTGCTTTCCACAGTGAGCACACGCCAGCAGCACCCCCGCATCCGTCAGCCGTTTCGCCGCCTCGTGGCCGCCCTGCTGGGCGCGCGTCTTATCGTCCATCGTTCGGTTCCTCCTTTATCAGCGGCCATTGAGAAATGCCATCCTGGCTTGCGGAGACCTACTGTTTGATGGCAGGTTATTCCGAGCCCTCCATGCGGCGATTGGATTTTTTGATAAGCCAAAGTGCTTCCCAATCTTGATATCGCTCATGCCCTTCTGGTACAGTTGCATACATGTTGCCTCGTCAAATACAGCCTTTGGCCTCCCGTTTGGATTCGGCGGGGTGCGTTGAACTGTCTTTTTCTCTGTGCAGCGTGCGCCCGGCGGGCAGATCAAAGAGCGGGCATGCCCGGTATAGCCTATGTAGTCGCAGCAGTACAGCCCGGCGGTGATATAGCATCTGTAGATGCAGTCAGCACAGTGCTTATCCACGGGACAGCCTCCTGCGAGCATACTCTGCCATTAATAGGGCCTCTGCCATACCGTCATTGTCTTTTCGACCGCCCTCTTTTCGCAAATTAGCGGTAGGGAACAGCCGCTTGCACACCTGAATGGAACTGTTTTTGTCCCCGGTGATGGAAAACTCTTTTTTCCATTTCTGCGGACGTACTAGTTCATAAGGGATTCCGAAAGCTGTGAGAAGCCCTTGGATAAAACCGAAGTTCTCTCCAAAGTGAAACATGGAGTTGACTCCCTGTCCCGGCATGGCTCCCACATGCTCCAGGCATACGATGCAGTCCGCTTCTGAAAACTCCAACTCGTCTGCATATGACTGCGGGCCATAAGGGACAATTCGGAAAGTCCTGTCCTCCTTAAGCACTGCCATAGCTCCGTTTTTCCCCGGATCAATTCCGATGTATGTCATGTTGATTCCTCCAACGCCAGCCGTTCGGCCAGCCCTCCAATCATCTGTTTTATGTCGCCGGGCAGCGCCTGGAACTCGGCCTCCTGCTTGGCCCGCTCCTGATAGGAGCGCTGGAAGTTGGAGCCGATGACGCTCTGCACTGTATTGGCATCCATCCGTGCCCAGGCTTTGAGCTGCTCCGGTGTCCCCACCAATCGGCGGAGCATGGGCGGCAGCCGCTTGAACTCCTCCCGGCTGTTGTAGGCCGACCGCTGTACGGCCCGCCATACCAACCCCCAAGCCTCCTGCGGGGCCATCTTTGGCCGCTCCGTAAGCTGCCTTATCTTGGCCTTTACCGCGCCGATGTGGGGCGGATAGCCCTTGCTGTCGGTGGCGATCAGCGCCTTGACGGCGGCGGCCACGATTGCGGCGTCATCCTCGGCAAACATGTCTGTCCACAAGGAAATAGTGTCCAATGCCTCCTGCCGCCCCACGTCCCGGTAAAACTGCGGGTAGGCACCACGGAGCACAGACATGAGCTTAATCACGTCTTCGCGTTTCACACGATGCCCTCCTCTCGGGCAATATCCAGAAACACATTTCCGCCCCTCCGCGGGGCCTGCCCGGATTTGAGCCGGTCGAAGATGATGCCCTGCCAGTTGTTGGCCATGCACTCCCCGATCAGGTCTATCACAGCCTGTTCCCCGTAGGTCTCCGCCGCCTTCTGCACCTGAGTCACCAGAGACTGGAGGCCCGTGGGCTTGTAGTCCTGTCGCTTCTCATGCTTGTACCGGATCCAGGCGGCAAAGGCATCCTGTAGGGCGGGCGAGCCCCCCGGAAGGGGGGTATGGGGGGTAATTAACATTTGTTCTTTTTCTTGTACTTGTTCTTTTTCTTGTACTTGTTCTTGCTTTCGCTCTGCCCTTGCTTCCGTTCTGCTTTCGCTTTTCTTCTCATTTGCTTTCGGCTTGCTTTCCGTTTGCTTTGGCCTTCCCCCGGACTTGCCTGCCTCTGATTTCCGCCTGCTTGCGTCTAGGTTTGGCTTACTCAGCTCAAACGCAATCGCGGCGGAATCAGGCAGTTTATCAAGGTCCGGGAGTATCCCGGTGAGCGCATAGGCGCATATTGCGTCGTATGCGTCACACCGGGCCGCCTTATTACGGATGCGGGAAACAGCCCGGAAGAAAGAAGCGTAGAATGTAAACTGTTCCCTGTTCATAGGTACACCTTAAAATGGCAGTTTCCCGCCATCACCGAATGACTCGCCAAATTGACCAGACGAAGAAGGCTGAGACCAATCGCTAGAAGCGCCCCCAAAGGCGGGAGAGGGCTTTCGGTTCTCTGCCAGGCGTTTGAGTTCCGGCACCTTGAAATCCCCCTTTTGGATCGCCTGGATAGAGCGGGTCTGATACACATACAGCCGCGTCTTTACCTCGCCGGTGTTTTTGGTGTATTCCTCTTCTCCCAGCACCACGCCGAAACGACGGCCTACCATATCCCGCAGATTGAACTCGTCGAAGCGGTAGCCGGGGTTGGAGTCTTCCAGGGCGGTCTTGAAGGACTTGAAAAAGCCCAGAGCAGAGGGCTTGTAGCTGCGGCGGAGCTGGATAGGCCAGAATCCAGCGCGGGTAAAGGTGTCGCTGTTATTCCCTTTGTAAGTCCCCTCAGCAAAGTCCCACTCAATCAAGAGGTACTCCTTTTCCTCCACGTCTTCTACACGACAGATTGTGGCAATATAGGCACCGGGCTTGGGATTGTCAAACTCGGAAGCCTCCTGAACCTCGTCCCAGTTGATTTTATTCATGCTCGGTTTCCTCCTTCTTGGGGGTCAGGCCCCAGTATTCACGGATGGTGGTGTCCACCAGCTTCAAATCGTTGTCGATCTCCTCCGGGAACATGTCCATGGGCGATTTTGCGGTGCTGAACCCCTCAGACTGGGTGATGAAGTAGTGCTTGTCCTTCTCGGAACGGCAGAGGAGGACGATGGAGAACAGCCCCTCTACCGTCAGCTTCTCGTCCAACATCTTCCCGATGGTCTTGGCTTTCAGCGTGCCGTCCGGGTTGGACTCCGTGTGATGGAGGAAGTAGACGATGCAGTCCCTCGGTGTCTGTGTGATGACAAACTGGATCAGGTTGCGGAAGTTCAGGGCGATGTCGGTAAACTTGTTATAGCCCGTTTCCTTGGCCCGGTCGAAGAACTCGAAGGCCAGCAGATACTGGCTGTCGTCGATGGCATAGGTTTTCAAACTCGGCGCGGAAAGAGACTTAATGATGGTGGGGTAGGTCGCGCCGTTGATGGTGGGGAGAGACTTGCGGAATGGCAGGGGCTTGGAAGCTACATTGAAGACGCCGATCTCCGCAGAGTCAAAATTGCGCAAGGCGGTGGACTTGCCGGAGCCAGATTCGCCCAAAATCAAAACTGGGATTCCCATTTATGTACCTTCTTCCTTGTCAAATATTACGGGGCATTCAGCGCCCTGGCTATCAAATGGATAAGGCAGGAACTCGCCGGTGAGGGCGCATTGGTGGCGCTTGAGGCCCTCCCGGTATTGGATGTAGGGGCACCACTGGCAAACCGTCAGGCCATTGGGGAAGTGGACGGCCACTGTGGCCGTGCCGGTGGTGTAGTAACGCACGCAGGTCTCGCGGCTCATACGTACCGCTCCACTTCCAGCCCCATCTCCAGCGCCACCTGCTCCGGGCAGTCGCTCAGGGCCTTGTTGACCGCGGCCCGGAAGCAGTCCGGGCAGAGCCACCGTCCCTCCCACTGAAACCGTGCCTCGCCGTGGTAGACCTCCTGGCGGCACTTCTCACACTCGGAGACGGGGGTGTCCTGCTGCCTGTCCGGGCATGGGTTCAAATTTAACATTGACAAATCAGCTCCTTTTGCTGATAATAAATCCAGGGGTGTTAGATATGAGATTTACTTTTGATGCAGTCTGCAAAAAATGCGGGAAAGAAATGCAGTTTTCTTGCGGCGCGGACGACGCAAAAGACCTTATTTACATTGCTAGATGCCCGCGCTGTGGCCATTTCCCTTCATCTTCTGATATCGAGCGAATTTACCACATTATGGATAGCATAGAAACACTCGAACAGCGAAACACAGCCCTACATATAATCAAGATTTCTCCGAATCTGGGGAAATTGCGTCCAAGATCTCTATAAGTAGAAAACAGATCTCCTGTTCCGCATGAAGTTTTTTCCTAAGTTCTTCTGCAATATCATGCTTGATTTCCTCAAATTGTCTTGCCATTTGAAATTTCCTCCCCTTGCCGCCCTCCGGTCTCGCACACCGGAGAGCGGCGCTTTTATCCTTGCGAGCTGGCAAAACGCTCTGCATCATCGCATGTCGTAAACTCAGCAACGACCCGATGTCTGTGCCAAACCTGCCACAGCGATAGGCTAATGTTATACGATACGATATAACCGCGCTGATCCATTATTCTCCCTCCTTAATTTGGTATTTCGATGACCGCCCACACATCGTCGATGCTCTCCGCGCCCTCCAGTCCGGTGATCTGGATGGTGAGCAGGCCGGTGGG